AAACGACCAACTTTAAATACTTTTGCTTGAGTAAAGTGAGTAAAAATTTCGTGTATTTCAATTGTGTATAAATTTTCCAATTGGTCCAATAAAGATTTATTTGAAAACGAAGCAAAGTTGTTATTATCAACATAATTTTGATTATTCGTTTTTTTGCAGTAATACATTTGATGTGTTCCTGGATCATAATAAGCATATCCTTGTTTCTTTTCTCCAGTTTCTGTGATTAAACCCTTATATCCTTCATCTGGAAGACCCATGATTTTTGCCAACATTGTTCCTTGTAAAACATCATCATTTCCAACACCGAAAGGTAAGGCTTCTTTTGCAAGATCTTTCACTTGATTTTTCGTTAAAATTCCTTTTTCATTTTCTGTTGCTTCTTGTGTTTTATTATCCATTTCTTTTAGTTTTTCATCAATTTTTTCAAAGTTTTCATTTAATTTTTCAATATCAGCATAATCTGTTCCTTCAGGTTTATTTAGATTAAAATTTTTAGTATGTTGCATATCATTCTCCTTTTTCAATTGTTATCCATGTTTTATTTTTTAATGATTCCCAAGTTTTTGATTTATAATCATTCCAAATTGCTCCGACCTTTATTTCCAAATCAAGATGAGCTTCTATTATTTTCAATAAAAATTGTTTGAAATCTTCTTTCTTCTTTGTATCAAGAGGTTGTAATCTAATAACAAAAGTTTGATTTTTTATATAAACATCGATTATTTTTCCCTGTTCAAATAAATCTGAAAAAATTTGTAGATTTTCTTTATTTACTTGTCTCCAAAGTTTTTGTTTTTCTGCTCTAATCCTATTTTTTCTATATAAAAATCCATTATCATAGGTTGTGTTTATATTAAATTCTTTTTCCCATCTATATAAATTTGAAATTTCTGTATTATTGAGAGTAAAACTATTAATAACTTGTTTTTTTACTCTTTCAACTTCAATTAATGACAAATCTACTGTTCTTAATATATCTTTTAAAAATTTTGATTTTTGAGAAAATAAAGGAAAACTTGAATATAGAGCTTCATAGAATGTAGTATTTAAATCAGTATTATTTACCTGAAGATTTATTTTAAGATTTTCTATGAAACCAAATTCTTTTTTTTCAATTAATTGTTTTGCTTTTGATTTATCCAGTAATAAAGTAAATTCTTCTGATTTTAGTTTTTTCCATGTTTCTGTTTTTAATACTTCAAAATTTTTATTGCTAAAATCATTCCATGCTCTGATATTCTTATTCATTAATTTTACCTCAAGTCTTCAAATCTTATTACAATTGCTGATGCAGGAATAAGATAATTATCCGACATTCTTATTTCTTTTTTATAATCAAGTGTTTTTATCATTAATAAATTTCCTGCTGAATCATATATTCCGATTTTTTCAACAATACCCCAGTCATTTAGAGCTATTCCATAATCAATAGAATTTGTATTTAATGTTTCTCCTTCAGCAGAATTTTTAAAAAATATTCTTTTTCGATTATATCCAGTAGCGTTTATTTCTGTTTCATCGGCTTTCAAAAGCCCGACATAACTTTCATTTAAAATAAAATCAAGCATTTTATTTGCTGCTAATTTACTAATCATCTAAAACCACACTCCCCGTTTTATTTACAACTATTTTTTCGTTAATATTAAATTTTATGTTTTCTTTTTTATCGTTTATTTTAAAGTCTTTCATTTCAATTATTGAATCACAATTTTGAAATAAATAGTCTGCAATATGATAAAATAATATTTCAGTTGTATTAAAAATATTATCTTTAAAATACTCTTCAAATGTTTCAAAAATTTCTTTTTTAGACTCTTCTGCAGAATAGTTTTCATTTCTTTTATAGTTAATCTCTAATTTTAAAGATTTTTCGATTAAATTCTCAATATGTAGTATCACATCTGATAATAATTGATTTTCTAAAAATGATTTAATTTCATTAATCTCATTAGCTTGAAGTATTTCAATGTCTTTTTTTGCAATTAAAATTTTTACATGTCCCTTTCCCGGTGTTCGGGGAAGACATTTTATATATTCAATTTCAGGAAATTTTTCTTTTATAAGTTTTTCATACCAAAATTGATTTTGAAAGAAAAAAGGTGTTTGTAGTATTTTATGTCTTCTTTCATTCAATTCGTCATCAGTTTCTTCATCTTTTCCGGAAAGAATTTTTTCTTCATTTTGAACATTTGCAAGTCCTTCGTATCTTTCAAAAAAAGTATTTATTTCGCCCACATTCGCATTGAACTCACTCCCGGGATTTTCTGCTTCAACTTTTACAATCGCACTATTTGAAGCTATTCTTTTATTTTCCGTAATTATATATATAAAATTCCTTTTTTTTACTTTCATACCTGCAGTTATTTCTGCTCCTGCAGTACCGAAAATCTTAACGGCACCTTTCGCTTTTTCGGCTTTTAAACGAAAAATGTTATCATCTTTGCATACTTGTTCAAGTAGTTCTGTATCATCAATATAATCATCAAATCTTTGATTTAATTTCTTCAGAAATTCTTTTTCCTGAAAAAAATTTACAATTAAGAAAGCTCTTATAAAATCTCTCGTCCAGCTTCCAACACTTGTATCATATTGCTGCATATATGTTCCATTTGCGACTTTTTCGACTCGATCATTTATTTCTTTTGAGTTTTCCAATATATTTATCTTTTCGATTGTTAATTTATCTATGTCCATTTATTCACCTCTTTAAAAACGAAGTTACTCTCACTTGTAATTACTTTAAAACTTATATTTAAATCATCGTTTTCAAATTCTACTTTAACTTCTCTTATTTCAAGAATATCTTCATGTCTTGATAAAATTTCTCGAATTTCTCTATCGATTTCAGATAAAGCAAGATCTAAATAAGGAGATTGTCCGATATATTTTTCATAAGTCATTCCGAATAAATTCTTATCTCCGATATAAATTTTAAATCTATTACGATACGTTCTAAATTGTTTTTTTATCCATTGTTTTATTTTCTCATTCTTTTCATCAGATAAAATAGGTTTTTTAAAGTTATCAAGTTCAAAATCATTTTTTTCAAAATTGAAAATGAGTTCTTTTTTTCCTTTTTTATCACTTGTGTTTTTTTTATTAATCTGAATATCTTGAATTATTTTAGGGAGCATACTATTTCAACTCCTTATTTTCCTTATATTTCGTTACTTTATCAATTAATAACCAGCTTTCTTCATTTACAAAAGAAATCATCATGACAGAATCTCCCTCTTTTAAAGTATCAGTCCAACTATTTGTTCCTGAAGATTTAAAATTTCCATTCATTTTTCCTGTTCCGGAAATTTTTTTATGTATGTTTCCTCCGGAATCTTTATTTGAATTGTCAGTTATTTCTATTTCATCAATAGTTATTTCAATATTTCCTTCTTGTTCAAATTTTCTTGTATATCCTGCAGTTTTTTCTTCTGCTTCATATATTTTATCTGTATCAATTTCAATTCCATTTCCTAAATCAATTTTTAAATCAGGGGCGGGATTTAAGACTTTTCCAATCCATATGCCTTTAAAGTCCTGATTTTCAAATTTTTTAAAAAAATCAATTATTTTCTGTTGTTTCTGATTCATCTATTACCTCTCTTAATTCTAAATCTGAAATAGTTATTTCTTTATTTATGAAATTTTTAGTAATATTTGTTACTTCAAAAATTTTTTCTTTTCCAAAGTAATATTCAGATGCTTTTATTATTTCTCCCGCTTCAATATCATCATGTCCTAAAATTGAAATAGTCAATTTTCTATCAATTTTATTAAGTTCATTAAGATATTTTTCAGCCTTTATTTTAATTTTTGGAATAGGATTATTTTTTTTACTTTTTCCCTTTTTTTCCTTTTCTTTTTTCTTTTTTGTTGTTCTTTTTTCCTTGTTTTTCTTCGCCACTTTTCCCGCTCTCCTCTTTTTCTTGTTTTATTACTTTTTGCAATAATCCATATTTTTCAATACTTTTTTCATTTCTTGCTTGGTCGAGTATTGTGACTTCTTTTTCATTTCCGTATACTATAACAACTGAATTTTTTAGATTTTCAATTGTTTCGCTATATGTCGTTTTATGCATAAAATCAAAAATGTTAAAAGTCTTTCCATTCTGCTTAATATAAAATTGTTTAGGTTCATATTCTCCATCGAGATATTTTTGTTTTTTAGTTTTATCAAAGATAAAAGTATTATTATCAAATTTTAGGCAGTAACTTTTTCTTGTTTCTTTTTTTATCATTTCTATTATTTCATTTATTATTGCAGACATTGTTTTTTGCATATAAATTTTATCAATTTTTACTCCTGCATCGCTTTTTACGTCAATAGGCATATTAAACATACCAAAAAGCTTTTTAAGAGCTTCAGACCCTGAAATTTTAGGAAATTGAATAACAGGAACTTCATTTTTGGTTACATAAAACATAGGATCAACACATTCAATGTTTTTTCCATTATGTCCGGAAGCAGAAAAAGATTTTATGATCCCTTGAAAAAGAGTTTTTTCATTTTTAATAAGCAATACTCCGTATGTTCCATTTTCTAAAGTATAAAAAGGAATTTCCGGCATATTATTTAAAATATGATAGGGAGTATTTAATGTTACTTTAGCAGCATATTCGTTTGATGCTGCAGAATAAGTAACAGGATATTTGATTATGTTTCCTATATTTGTTTGTCCTTTTTCATTTATCAGAATGATGTCCATTTTATACTCCTTTATACTCCCGGCTTGTAAAATAAATTATTCCCAGTTGAAAAACTTGTTACAGTATTTGGTTCTTGAGCTTCTCGAAAACTTATATCAAAATCAATATTTCCATTTGCTTTTTTAGAATAGCTGAATGATTTTATCCACATAGTCATATTTATATTTACATTATTTTTATTAGTGAGGACTAATTTTACAGGCTCTCTTGATATTCTAAATCTGTTTATTATTTTTATATATTCAAAAACGGGTAAAACTATTAAATCTGAATATGTATCAGAATGAATAGGGAAAAAGCTCGAAAATGATACTTCAATAGGAGTAATACCTTCTGTATAACTTATAGTATTATATTCCCCTTTGCTTTCATTCAATTCAATATCTCCCCCTGAAACATTAAATTCCGCAGGATGAACAGGAAATTTTATAATATTCACGTAATTAAAAGGATCGAACATGTTATTTTTTATATTATTTAATGCTGGATTTTTGGAAAATTTATTTAAATCCTGCAAATTTCTTATACTTTTTCCAGATTCAACTAATTCTTTAAAATTTCCCGGAATTTGATTTAAGTTTTTTACAGCTTGTTTTAAACCTTCTATATCAAAGTTATCATTATTTACTTTTCCTATATAGCAATTGCTAAAGAACATATTAAACTCCTCTATTTGTATACATATCTATTATATTCATTAAACTGTCTTCCGAAGAATTTGGAGAAAAGGTTCTTAAAACTTCAAGTAAATCCAATTTGTCGAATTTATCAAGTTTTGAAGTTAATTTTTCCAAAACAGTGAATAACATGGATATTAAATTATTTTCGTTACTTTTTGCTAGATTATTATTTATATTATTTTCAATTTTGGTATTTTTAGAACCATTAAATATCCCTATAGTATTTGATTTTGTCGGAGTTTCTTTTTGAATGTCAATATAATTTCTGTAATTTTGTGCTTCAACAGCAGTTAAAACCATTTCATTCTTGTGCAAAATTGCACGATAACCGTCAAATGGAACTCTTTTTAATCCCGAAAAGTGAGTTCCGTCAGCTTTTCCTCCCGCTCTAGTTTCTTTTGTTTCAATTTCAAGTGTTTTCTTTCCGCTTGTCAGTTTATTCCACCAATTTGAAACTTTTGAAAACAATTGTTCAGCTGTTCTAAGCGGATGTAATAGAGCATCTATTCCTTTTTTTATAAAATCAAGTGGATTACTTAGAAATTTCGCCCATAATTTAACGATTATACCGAAAATTTGTGTGAAAGTTTGCCACATAAGTTTTCCTGCCGCTATTGCTCTTTGTAAATGAGGAACAACAACTTTTCCGATTGGGGAACTTGCAAATTTATTCCATAATTCTGTAGTTTTTGCTTTTATTTTATCCCAGTTTTTCCAAAGTAAAAGTCCAACTCCTATTAAAATAAAAATTCCTGCAATAACAGCTCCTACAGGATTTAATGACATTACAATATTTAAAGCACCTTGTGCGGCTGCCATTAATTTCGTTGCACTTTGCCAAGCTTTATAAATAGATACTCCTATTTGATAACCTTTAACAGCTGTAATGACAGTTCCAATTATTATTCCTAAATTAATTAAATGATCTTTATTTTTAACAATCCAATCAGATGCTTTTTTCATTCCGTCAATTACTTTTAAAGTCATTTCTTTAAATTGTGGCATATTTTGAGATGCCCAATTAGCAACATCTCCCAATACAGGAATTAATTTTTCTCCTATTTCAGCTTTTATGTTTCCCCAAGCATTAGCAACCTGTTGAATTTTCCCCTCTGGAGTTTTTGCCATTTCAGCGTTCACATTTCCAACATTTTCTTCAAGTATTTTTTGCATCGCTGCAACTCTTTGGTCCATTGTCATGTTTTTAAATTTCTTTTGGGTGTTTGCATCAATTACAATTCCAGCTTTCGTCAAAGGACCTAAAGCACCACTTGTTATCGCTTTTCCAATTTGATTAGATTGATTAAAAATATGTTCTTGTGTAGTTCCCAATCCGTTCATATTTACGGTTAAATCCGTAATTTTAGGTAGTAACTTAGATATTTGCTGGTCTGTTAATTGGAAAGTAGATAATTGAGCTGCTCCTGCAACAATAGCATCATCATCTACAACACCATTTATCATTATTTTTGTCGATAAATTTTGTAAATTTTCCGATGCAACTTTAATTTTTACAGGGTCTTTTCCATATGCTTTTACTATTTTCAAATTAGATTCCAATTTAACTAAATTAGCATTTGCCTCTTTATATTCTGCCAATGCCCCTTCAGCGAAACCTTTAATCGCTCCAATTGAAATATATGCTGTCGCAAATCCAATAAGCTTTTTAAACATTCCGCTCAAGGCATCAGTTTTTTCTGATGCTTTTTTTGCAGAGTCTCCGAATTCATTATTTTTTTTGGAAGCATTTCCCATTTCATCTTTATATTTTTTTACATTTTTTTCGGCTTTATCAGTAGTTTTTGAATGTTTATTTACAACTTCTTCTGCCTTTTTTTGCTTGGATATATATTCCGAAGTTTTATTTTTTGCCGAAGATAAAGAAGAAATAAAATTGTCAGTTGAGCTTTTTGCTTGAATAAAAGCTTTTCCGGAATCATTTACATTCCATTTCAAAGTTCCTAAATCACTTTGCAGAGCTTTTAAATTTTTAGTTGCATTTGAAGTATTTGCAACTACAATAAATTCAAAACTGTTATCCATTTTTACTTCTCCTTTCTATTTCTTCGTTTTCTTTTTCGATTCTTTCAATTTCTTTTTCCATGACTGCCCTTAAGAATTTTTTTTCAAATATATTAAGTTTAAGTAACTCTTTTAAATTATGTCCTTTTAATACCCAAAAACTGAATAATTCCATTTCCCAGTCATCATCAATTAGTTTTTTATATCATCAACCAGTCTTACACCATTTCCTATTCTGCTTAATATAGTTACAGTGACCGCATTCATTTCATCATCTGTAAAAATTTCTCTTGCTAATTCCCAGTTTGTTTTTACCCCAAAAGCCTCCCTAGCTTCTTCCGTAAAAATTTCTTTCCCCTCTTCTTGAATTAGAGATTTTGAGAAAAGTATTGCGTTTCTTTTTTGAACATCTTCTTCGTTTACCATATCATAAAAACTTGATTTTTTAACTCTTCTAAATTTTAACGTTTTTGTTCCAATAATGTCTTTCATTCTTTCAAATTCAAATGTTAATATTTCATCTTTTTCATTTTCTTCTTTCATTTCTTTTATTTTCTCTGCACTTATTAAAAATGCTTTGATTGATGTTTTGTTTTTTTCCATTTTTTCCTCCTAAAATTTTTGGAATATATTGTCGCACATGTGCGACAATATATCTTATACTGAAAATCCTGATTTTTTTTGGACATTTTGTGGGGATGGATCGAATATAAACTTTATTTTTGTGCCGACTAATTTCTGCCTTTCAGCTTCAAATAATTCATAATCTCCCGATAACTTACATTTATTGATTGTTATTTCTGTACTTCCATCCTTTTGCTGATCTTTCATCGAAAATCTAAGCATAAAATGTTTTCTTTTTCCTTTAAGTACATCATCAAGCCATTCATCATGTATAGAATCTGAAATTTTGTCAATTTCAAGTTCTCCTTCTCCAGATCTTCCTACTTCTTTTTCATCTTCAATACCGCCATCTTTTAAGACTTTTTCGTACTTCGGTTTTATTGTTGCTGAAACTTTTTTGGCTTCCCACAAGCGTTCTCCATTATGATAAACTTCTCCGTTTGAACCAGTGAGAACTTCATATCCCTCATATTGTTTACTTTTCATTTATTTCCCTCCTATAAATATACATTGATGTCAATATCTTCCATAACGTCAAGTGGTTTATAGTTTTCTATTCTATAGAAACCTTTATCCATTGTATCCGCTTTGTCAATATCAAGAGAAGTCATTTTTGTCGCCTCTTCTTTTTCAAGCTTTCCATTAGCAATAAGCCATTCTTTTTGACGTTTTGTATCTATTACCATTCTAGCTACATAATTAGGATTTAAACATAGTGTCGGAGCTTCAGTAAATGATGAAAGATACATATCAACGGCATCACAAAAGTTTCTTTTATGATCCCAATCATTTGGATATTTACCAAGATAATATTCATCATAAGTTTTTCTTATATCTTTTTGATGCAGATCCATTATTTCAACTAATCTCAATTTTGAAAAACTTCTATTTTTATCTGCAGTTGGAGTTTTGAATGAAGTCACACCTCTTGCAATTTTAAATTTCTCGCCGTCATATATCGTTATTTGCTGTCCGTTGCTTATTTCAGCATCTAAATCATCGACTGTGTCAACTCTTTTAAGCCAACCTTCCTCGAAATACGTTAAAGAACTCATTAAAGAAATTCCGGCTGCAACTCCTGCTCTGCAAATAGTATATTCTTGAGCTGTAAACACTCCTTCAAGTTTTGTTTCAAATTCATTATTTCCTATATTTATGATATATGGAAAATCACTACATCCCTCTGGGTCTTTTATTACAAGTTTTATTGTTAAAACTCTATGACGTTGTTCATTTCTTATTGTTTTTGCCCAAGATTTTAAACTTGCTATTTCTGTATCCGTTGCTTGAGGCATTGCGAAATAATTTGGTTCTATTTTTTCAAAAAATTTTAATGCTTTATTTATTAATGTATCTGTTCTTGCTAAAGGTAATTTTTTTATTACTACTTTAAATGGACTGCCTTTAAATGCAAGTGATATAAGTTTATATGATTTATCACTCCAATCTGTTTTTTCCACTTCATCAAGACTATAATATGTGATTCCTTTTTCATCTTTATCCAAATTATTGACAGTATCATCAAATAATATCACACCTAAAACTCCTCTATCACGTCTTTCAATAGCTGTTTGAGCAAGTTCTATAAATCGCATTACAAATTTTACTGCTTTATTCATATTGCACCTCTTTTTCTCCCATTTTTTGATAATTTATTTTTTCATACTTACTTTTTAATCTATATTTCCCAACAAATTTAACAGGGACAACCCAAGCTTGTAAATCTTTTTCAAATTCTGTTTCTCCGGAGTTTTCAAAAATCATATTTTCAATTATAATTTCATCAGTTTCGGCTCTATGTCCATTAAAGTAAGCTATTATTTTGTCTTCAATCCAGTCAAGCGTATTCTCTCCTTTTTCTCCTCTTACAACTAAATTTAAGATAAAAGCTCTTTCAAATCTTTTTCCGTCATTATACCGAGTACCCAAGATATTTAGAATTATAGTTTTGTCAGATATTTCTGATTTTTCTTTTTTTATGTAGTCTTGCCACATTATTGTTTTTTCAAAAAAAACAAATTCTTTTATTTTTGATTTTATTGCTTTTCTAAATTCTAATTTCATTACTTGTCTCCCCCTCGAAATAGTTCAATCAAACTTGGAAAAGCTCTTTCAAAAGCAATATGAACTGTATTGAATGCCTCCATTTTTGATGTCCCTTCTTCAAGAAATTTTGCATATGCTGTATTTGTATAAACCATAGCAGATATTTCTGTTTCAGATAAAATAGGAGCATTTCCAGAATTCCAATTGTGGAAATATTTTTGTGTGTCAAATAGCTGTTCTGTTAAACTACCGTCTTTTCTTTTTCTTGGGGTATGAGGAGTGCTTCTTGAAAGGCTTCCACTTCTGTATTCTTGTATTACATTTCTTATTTCTTTCAAAAAATCATATTCCCAAAGTTTTAAATTCGTTCTTACTCTTGAATCCATTTCTTTTACATAAAAATCTACTCTTTTTTCTAAATTTCCGTCTTTATCCCATTTTACTTCAATCATTCATACCAACCTTTCTAATATGAAAAAATTGTTATTTTTTATTTTTTGGACAGAAATAACTTTTAATTTGGCATCATTATTTATAAAAATATCTCCCCTTTTTATTTTGTTTGTTGCTTTTCCGATGCCTTTTTCTTTACCCTGCCATTGTTCTCCTTTTGCTCCAGTCGAATACTGAAAATTATCAGTAACAAAACAAGGATAATTATTATATATAATGTCATAAGAACTATTATTGTCCGAAACATGCGGAATATAGTCATCATTATTGATTTCTTTATCTCGTCGGATTTCCCATTTTATTTTATTTTTCATTTAATGAGTCCTTTCGCAATCCGAAATTTCGGATTTAAATATTCTTCGAGACTGTTATATATAAAATTTGGAATTTTTGTTGCTAAGTCTATTTCTACAAAACTATAACTTTCAATAGTATCATTATAGTTTTTAATACCTTGTTTAATATTATATAGATACTCAGCATACATCAAAGCAGAATATTGAACTTCTCCAAGATTTTCTTTATTAACCCATTTGTTTATTTTTCTATTTACTTCATCCACAATAAGATTAAGTTTTTTATCTCTTGAATCGTCCATTTCAAGTTCTAAATAGGACTTTAAAATATCTAAATCAATAATATTTAGTAACATTATTCAGTATCAGGAATAAATTCTTCTATTCCTTCGACTCCTGATAAAAATTTTAAAATTGTTTCTTTCTTTTCGTTTTCAGGTTTTTCGAGTTTTTTTTCATTTATAACTTTTTCAAGCAAAGATTTTAAAACTTTATAATCTAAATTCCCAAGTTTTCGATTAATTTCTAACTTTGATATATTCGTATCAGTTTCAGCAGTTGCTAAATCTCTCATAATTAAACTATTTGCTATACTTTCAGGAACTTCAATAATATCTCCTTTTTTAGCTGCTGTTTGATTAACACCATCTAAACTGAATGAAACGGAAACGGCAAGTATTAATATATTAATTTTTTGCATTTTTCCTCCTGATTTTTAAGTATATTGTCGCACATGTGCGACAATATATTATTTAACTTTTAATATTGCTAATGCATTTAAATCCCATGCACCTGAACCTGTTCTTTTTCTTGTATTAAATTTTACAAATCCCGGTTCAGTAATTTCATCTCTTATTACAGCTGTAGACATTTTTTTATCAACTATAAGATAAGCTTTTTTCATGTCACCAAAAGCCATTATTTTAGTTCCTGTCGTCAATTCATGTGGCATATTTTCAACTATTACAACTGGTTTTCCGTTTAGTTTTGCCTCACTTCCTGAAATAGGATCATTCCATATATATCTTCCTTCATTATCTTTCAATTTTCTTAATCTTAAGGCAATTTCAGAAGATAAATAGTATTTTCCATTTTTTCTATAAGCATTCTCAACGCCATATTCTAAATTTATGACATCATCATATGTAAGAGCAGCTGCACTTTCAGTAACTACTTCATGATAATCTTCCATTAGGAAGCCCTTGCCTTCATTAGTTCCCGTTCCTACTGTATGCCAAATTTTTTCTTTTTCGGTAAATTCTACTGCTAAATCATTTTTCAAATCAGTTTCAAGATTATAATCTGTATCCTCAAGCATTTCAGCCGTAACTGTAGGATGTGCAAACATTTGATATAGATTAATTTGAGCATTTTCAAAAACACCTACATCTGTTTTTTCCATTTTTTGTCCTTCATTTCTTGTTCCTATTTTTGCTCTTTTTTTCTTTCTTCTAAATTTCCAAACAGACCCTTTTCCCATTTGTTTAACAGTTGCTTCTTTTCTTATAGGATCATCTTCAGCTATTAATCCGACAATTTCTTTGTCAATTACTTCAGGTATTAACATGCTGTTATCTGTCGTATTGTATATTGTTGCTGCTTTTGTTCCTTTCCATAAAAATTCATTACAAGCTTTTATTAAGTTTTTAAATTCTTTTGAATTTTTATCCATATTTGGATTTATCCCTCCTGCTCTAAATGGAGCTTTAAATTGTGACGAAGCTTTTTTTTGAGCTTCTGAAATTTGCTTTTTTGCTTCAGCCTTAACTTGTTCCGTATTCCAATCAGGATTTTTAGATTTTATTTCTTTCAATAATTTTAAATACTTATTCATTATCTTCTCCTTTGTCTTCGTTTAATTCAATTTCTAATTCATCAGCGGCTTTTTGAAGTTCAACTTCAGTATTTTTATCAGTTTCTAATGTTTCAATTTTACTCTCTAAAGATGCTACTTTTTCTTCTAAAGCTTCAAGTCTTTCAATAAAATCTTGTTCATTAAAATCCTTTGTTTTTTCGCTCATCTCTTTCACCCCCTTATCCCCCTCTTTTTTTATTTTTGATTTTGGCAATGCTGCAGGATTTGAAGGAATTGCAACGAAACTATATTCAAGTAATTCCCATGTTTTTACATCAAATCCCCCTTCAGTATTTTCTTCTGAGTCAACAGGTTGAAAACCTATTGATACAGCAGATATTAAACCGTTTTTTATTTTTGAAAAAACTTCATCACTTTTTTTTAGTTCGCCCAAGGGCGGAAATTGTGTTACTGCTATTATTTCATTTCCTGCTACTTCTATACTCAAATTTTTAGCAACTATAGCACCTGTTGTCCAATCGTGATCAACTAACACAACTGGGTTCTTACTGTAGTTTTCATATTTACACCCTGCTGGCAGTATTCGATCATTATCTCTGTCCAAGTCTCCTGTAGAAATAGCCCATTTTACAGTTCTTTCCTTTTCATCAAAACTTTTCATATGTGCAGAAAAAGCTTTTTTTAATATTTCAGACATTATTTATCCCACTCCCTTAATACATTCTTTTTCTGATTTCTAAACATTTTTATATATGTTTTTCTAAATACTTCACTGTACTTCTTATAATTGTTTTCTTTTTTTGTTATAAATTCTTTTATTTGAACTTCCGTAAACTTTGCATTTTTATCGAAAACAGGCTCAAGTAAACAGTTACATTCAATATCCTCTTCAGCTACTCCGAATTCTCCCGGATATAATGTTGTATATCCCGAAGGAGATATAAACTCTTCTCCTAATTTAACTGTCTGTCCATGCATTGCTATATGAGTATCTCTTGAATGATGATGAACACATATCCACATCACATATTCAACTACTTCACTTTGTTTAAATCCCTCATAATCTGCATATGATTGAGCTTTATGTGTTTCTGTTTTTATAATTCTTTCAATTTCATAATCTTTCATTTTTTTATCAAATACTTTTTCTATTTCCCGCCTTATTTGAATTTTATTTTTTCCTTCGTCATATCCTGACTGAATTGCTTTTTCAAGCCTATTCTTAAGGTTCTCTCCTATATCTTTTTGAGTATTCATTATTTTTTCTTTTAAATATTCCTGTACTCTTGGATTTGCAATATCAAATGCTACTCCTACAGTTACTTTTGATAATGCTTCTTTTCCAAGTTCTGAAATTATTAACTCATACGAATCAATAACATCTTCATGCATTTCGTTATAATCAATTGCATTTATTGCTCTTTTTTTCTCATTTCCGGAATTTTTAAATGATTTTCTTTTTTTTTCTAACATTTGTTTTATGTCAAATAATTCTTTTTCATTTACTATTAAATCCGACAAAGGCACAGAGTAAATTCCTTCTAAATCTTTACTTCTATTCATTCCTGAAAGCTCTCTCCAATCATTTAAGCTGAATGAAGCATGGGGAGCTGCTTGCATTACTTTAAATTTAAATTCTTTATCTTCAGGAACAGGAAGTATATATTCAAGAAATAGATTTTCCCCGAAGTATTTAAGAATTTTTTTGTTCCAAAAAAACCATTCCCTTTCAAGTCGGGGCTTTAATTGTAATTCGGCAAATATTGCTTGAGCTTCTGAAATAGTCGCTCTGTTTGAATTTTGAATATCTCCCATTAATTCCGGAGGTATTCCGAAAATTTGCCTTATTTGTTCTCTCTGGTCTTTTCTTAATTCAATTGCTCCTATATCTTTCATGCTATCCATTAACTTTTGAACTTTTATTTCTGTTACTCCTGTAAATAAAGGGGTCCCACGAAATTTGAAATTACCGCCGGAATATCTTCTTTCCCATTCTTCTTTTATTTCTTTTGCTGTTACTTCATCAGTATTCAGTCCTATTAAATATGGTGGTACTCCCCCATTTTGTAAATGACCGGCAACGATTTTTGCTGCAGCTTCATCTATCTTAATTTCATCTTCCAGTACATCAACCATTGATTGACCAAGACCATAAGGATCAAGTGGGTTCGGATTTTTTGAAATTAATAAATCAGCCTCAGGAATATTCCATGTTTCTTCTCCTATTTTAATTTTACAAAACCAGTCATTTTTTTCACTAGGAAATTCCTGAATTTGATCTCTTAAAATATGGTATAAATAAATTGGAGTTCCTATTTTATCCCTTTCAATCAATATAAAGGACTGACCTGTAAGTTCTTCCAATGCTGATTTTATATATCTTGCATCTGCAGAATTTTCTATAATTTTATTCCAATTATCAAAAAGTTCTAAAAACGGATGCGAAATTATTTCCTTTTTTTCATTATTTTCGTCTATAGTATAAAGTCTCCATTCAACTGATGATATAGCTTTTGCAATAATATCGACTCCCTTAAATAACCAAGGATTTTTTGTAAAAAAATCAGCTACATCCGAAGTTCCGAAAACGGAATTAACAGCTTTAACAACATCACTTTTCATTTCAATCTGATATTTACTTTTATTATTTAGCCTTGATGTTATTTTTTTTAACCATTTCATTATAATACCCAGCTTCCTTTCTTCTTAGGGTTATAAAATGCCAATACCAAAGCATCAGCTTTATCCGGAGATTTTCCTAAACGTTTTTTATAATCTGATTTTTTCTCTATTATTATTCTTGTAAACTGTCCATAATCATATTTATAGTGTCTTGTTGCATATTCTGTAAATGTTGCTTCATCATATTGAAGTTTTGCTTTTCCCTCTTCTATTAAATATTTTAATAAAAAATACATTTCACTTACTTTATTTACAAATTTTTCAGGTTCGTTTGCCCGAGCACCGTTATCAATTCCGTTTACTCTTGCATTTAATTCACCGCTTGCTACATAATCTTTTAATCTGTCCCTTGTCCCTGTTCCTATACCTGTTTTATCTATATTTAATATTGTTTCAGGCGTTATTCCATGCTTATCAGCAATTCTGTTTTGTAATTTTTCTGTTATCTCTACAATCTTTTTCGCTAATACTGTTGTTGAAGTTGTATCGGGCTTTTTTTCTTTATCCAGCAATTTTAATTCAACACCTGAATAAGATGCTCTTATTTCACTTGAATCTTTTCCTTCTCCTGCAACGTCAACTCCGATTATTAAAATATCGTCTTCTTTCGTTTCAAGCTCAACTTCTGTTGATTTTATTAAATCAGAAAAATTAATTATTGCATTTTCATCATTCATAACACCAAAATTCCCCTCTACGTAAATCTGTTTTTGAACAGGGTCTTTTATAGCAAGAAGTTCTGCACGATCTTCAGGAGTTAAATATCTATTATCTCTATATGTTGTCTGCAGTATAGATATTTTTCTAATAAAAGTTTCTCCCGTTTCCAGATCTTTTAAATGCTGTTCATATTTTCTAAATCTACCATCTCTATTAAAATTTAATTCTTGTTCTTCAGATTTAAAATATTTATTATATATCCAGTGTAAAATATTAATAGGATTAAACATTATATATGTTTGTTTCATGTGTTCTGTCGGTCCTCTTTGCCGTCTGAAAGATTCGTCGAGTTCACTTTCAATATAATCAGTTGCCTCTTCAAATATAACCATTGTCGCAACCGAGTTTTCAAAGTCCAATGATTTCAAATTCTCTTCGTCAAATAGACCTGAAAAAATAGCTTGATTTCCATTATAAAATTTCATTGTATAAATATGTTCAGCAAGACTTACATATTCATCTCTAGCATCTCCCAGCAATTCATTTAATACTTTTTTTGCTTTTGGCCAGATTGTTTTACTTATACGATTACCTTGTTTTATAAAAAATACTGCATTATGACCTTCCATAGTCAAAAGTTTTAACATCACTTCTAAAGTAACATGGTGTGATTTTCCGCTTCCCGACCCACCATAAAATATTTTTATTCGACTTTCTTCATCAAAAAACGACGGATTATAGACTTCATTATTTATTTTTTGTGCATATTTTATAAGACCTCTTTTCAATTCATTCGTCATTTGTTTCATTAACTATCGCCTGAACCTTCCAAAATTGCTCGTAGTCCGCTCGGAAGCTTTACAGTATCATCTATGTTCGCATTAGTATCTTCTTTTTCTCTATTCCAAGATTTTTCGCCTTGTTTATTTAATATATGTATCGCTGCTTTTGTATCTGGAGCTAATTCTCTTTCTTTTATTTCCGTTTGATAAAAGTTTCCTTTATCGTTTTTCCCTTCTTTCTTTATTACTTCTTTTGACTTTGCTCCTATAGCTGCGGCAAAAAGAGCCTCTTCAACTTTAGCAATCCCTTCTCTTCTCTCCCAAATTAAAGCAATATCAACATTTGTGTTTCTTAGTTTATATAAATAGCTTCTTGAAATTCCAAGACGATCCGATATTTCTTCCTGTGTCAACATCTTTCCTGTTTCTTTGCTTTTATACTGTGCTAACTTTTGAAACTCTTCAATAAATTCTTTTGTTACTTTATTCCCCTTCTCTTTTGCCTTTTCCAATCTTTCTTGAGAAAATATTGTGACTGGATAATCCAAGTCAATAAAATCTGTTAAATCATCCCAATTATAACGAGATTTCCATACATATATAGTTCCCGGAGATAATTTATATTTAGTTTCTATATCATTTAGTTTTATTTCTTTATTATGTTTTTTAGCATATTGATAAGCATACTTTGCCTTTCGATATTTCCAACTGCTTTCAATCTTTTTTCTTTTTGATTTCTTTCTTTCTAATGCCAAGTATACTCACCTGCCTTTCAAAATCATATAAAACAAAAAACTGAGCCAAATGCAAAAGGGAATGGGGCATACCCTTTTAAATTGCATCTGCTCAGTTTTCTGATACAGAAAGTTATCCGTAATTTTATAATTTATTATACAATATGTTTTTTATTTTTTCAAGCCTATTGATACAAATTTTTGTTTGCTGCTATGACTGCATTATCAATATCATTTATTGAGTATTTGCTATATATTAATGTGTTCGCTATACTGCTATGTCCTAAAAACTTTTGAAGCATTCTTACATTCATTCCGTTGTTTAATAAGAAGATCGCACGGGAATGTCGAAAAGTATGACTATGAGCTTTATCTGCATATGTATCGCCTAAAATTTCCCTCACATCGCTTTTAAATTTCTTGTTAAAAGCTTGTATCGTTATAGGCTTTTTATTTCGCTTGGAGAGTATAAAATCATCGTCAGATAGATTATATTTACTTTTAAAATGCAAAATCATTTTTGCGAGTACGTCGCTTATAATTAAATATCTGTATGATTCCCTTTTCTGCTTAAGAGTTTTGACCTTGACTTTATTTGATATAAAATCAATATCTTTAAATCTTATCCCGGCTGCTTCTTCAAATCGTGTTCCTAATTCAAAGAATAACAAGTATATATATTTATAATATTCGTTTTTAGTTTTATCAATGATTCTCTGAATTTGACTGATATTAAAATACTTAATATCGTTATCATAGTAGTAGTTTTTATTTTTCTGTTCCGATTTTATGACTTCATTTCCCGCAAAAACATTAATATCCTTTTTCAAAATTATATCCATTTTATTTCTCCTTTCAAAAGTTTCATTTTTATTATTTCATTTACAACTATAACTGAAACTTTTATATAAATAATATACTATTTTTTATTTAAAAAGTCAATCTTTTTTTCAAAAATAAATAAAAAAGTTTCAAGAATATGTACATAAATGAAACTTTTGAGAATGCCACTTATTTTCCTCAAGTGCTATTTTCTGAATGCACTATAAATAAAGAAAAGCAAAACATTCCGACCGCCACGCATGAAAAATTTCAAGCTCTCCAACTCTCCTCTAAGACTATTCTAAATCTAACAAACAGCATTACATAGCATAACAATTTTTCATAACAATTTTTTATTATAAAAATATATAAAAATATAATAACAATAAAGCCTAAATATGTTTTTCTAAAATGCCACCTATTTTTGTTCTTTTTTTATTCTTTATCCTTTTATTTATAATATATTGCTTATATTTCAAAATACCCTGTATTCATACCCCCACCCATAGTCCACATAATTACGGAACTTATATGGAAATAAAAATGTACTTAAAAAGCCTTGATTTTACTTGTTTTTAAACAAATGAAACCAAGACTATCAAAAACGTATAGATTATTTAATATTTTTTTTGTTAGATTTTTGAATTTAATTTTTTTTATTTATAAGTTCTGGATTTTCATATATATTTCCAATAATTTTAGAGCAACGGGCTGTTACTTCGTACAATGGAACTTCATTCCCGTAGAGGTCTAAAACTCCGAAGCTTGCTTTACCTTTCAATAAAATAACAGGAAATATCATTTTTATTCTTCTGTCATGAACGTATCTATATTCCAATATATCTCCAACATATATTTCTTTTCCATTATTATCTTTAACTTCAGTACATTGCATTATTTCATAAGGTTCTTTGTCGAAAAAGGTTAATTTGTCGTTTCTGAATATAAAAAGTTCTCCTTTTGAATTTATTAAAAACTCAAATTCTTTTTCAACAAATCTTTTTAAATCATAATCCCAAATTCTATATTTTATGTCTACCATAAATTTTTTCCTTTCTATTCAATTTTTATTATTTGTTTCCAATTCTTTTTTATATGCTACACCATAAATTTAAGCATTTTTTCTCATCTTACTTAGTATTTTTCTTATTCTTTTTTCTTGTTTGATTACTTCTTTACGCTTGATTTCTCTTGAAATTTTTCCAAGTTCATCTAATTGACCTAATAAATACCAGTAATCTACAACTACAGGTTTCCCTGAACTCAAAAAATCAGGATATTTTTCTTCCATTTTTGCTTTTTCATCTTGCAATATCTCCATTTCTTTCCTTATCCATTTTTTCATATGCTCTCCTTTCAATCCTATAATCTGATTTCCTTGTTACTCATCAGCTGATTATAATAAAAATTTATTTCATAATTTGATAATCCTAAATCGTTTTTTATTATCTCAATTTCTCCTCGTTCAAGCCCGGCTTTTAATTCCCTTCTATTCAACTTAAATCCTTTGATTTTTTCAATAAATTTTTCAAATCCTTGACTCTTTTCGTTGATAGACTGCTTCTCCATCGATTAACACCTCTTTTATTCTATTCTTAGGTATCTCAATTTCCCCGATAATTATTTTTTCACGATTCTGAATAAAACTATCCTTTACAATATTTACTACGCCATCATTTAATGTCTTAACTTCAATTTTCATAATGTCCGCCCCCTACTAAAAATTTTGTTATAAATTTTTTCATATCTTCTAAATTTGAAAAGTGTTTCCAATACTCAAAATCTCTTTTTTCATTATATAAATACATTTTATACGAAGAATTAGGAAGTTTCGTAGAATATTCAAATCCTTTTATTTCATCGTTATTAACTAATCCCACTTTCAATTTCTGACCTACAAAAGTATAAAAATCTTCGATCCTACTAAATCTTTCTTCACTATTTCTAATTCTTTCATAAATAATCCGGTCAAAAATTTTAACATATAAAATTTCCTCTTTTTTATAAACCGATTCATTAAATATAATTCTTGTTTCTTCCATCAAATATACTTCTGCCCATAATTTTATTGTCTGGCCATTAATTTTTTTTATTTCAACTTGCATTTTTTTCCTTTCTTACCAATTTTCATCAGTTACTGACAAAGAAAATATAGTAAATACCATTGTTAAGAGAAGAAATATCCCAAAAGACTTAAAATATAAGTCTACTATAAAAAATATTACCTTCAGCATCCCGATCTCCCGTCAACTTTTATCCATTTTTCTTTGCCATTTTCAATTATTCTGATTTCTTTAGTTGTTTTCAGATACCATTTCTTTTCTTTTTTCCATTTAGATAGCAGTTTTTTCATTGTCTTCACTTCCTTTCGGTTTATATTCTTCTGTTTCATCCCCCCCTGATAACATAAAACAAATTCCGACACTACAAATTAATAAAACTGTTGCCAATAAAACAAATTGAAAAATCTCCATAATTCCTCCTAATATTTTATTTTTTTTGCTATTTTTTCATTAAATTCTTTCTTATTTGCCCGTGCCTGATAAATTTCCAAGACTTTAAAGTCTTTTATCCCCATTTCACGGGCTAATTCATTTAATTGTCGCCCCATTTTTAATTGATTTATTGCAAATAGATGTCGGATATTATGCAGGAATAATTTTTCCCGTTTTACCCTCGCCAATTTGCCATATTTAACGATTTTTTTCTGTGCTGATGATTTACTTAGTTGCCGGCCTCTCCGACCGACAAATAACCATGGACTTTCTATTTTTCTTTTCCGGACAACTGCCCGAGCCTCTTTTTTTATTTTAGCCACGGGATAAATAGTTCTGTATTTACCCCGTTTTCCTTTTATTTCAAATTCCGGCTTTATTATCTGTTCTATTTTTATGCTTAAAGCTTCAGCTATTCTTAACCCTGTTGTCAGCAAAACTTTTAGCAGCAAAGCAAATTGAAAATCTTCGTAATCTGTCGCAAGTTCAACTATTCTGTTATATTCAAACATTGTCATTTCTTTCGTATGATTAAATTTCTGAACTATCTGAATTTTCGGAAGATCTATCAAAGGTACTCCCGATCCTGTTATTCTTGTCAGCTTAGTTTTTATTTCATATTCATAAAAAAGAAATTTCATGTAAGAACGGACTGACTCAATTTTTTGCTGAATAGTCCGAGCTGATAATTTTTTATTCTCTAAAAATTTTATATAATTTCCGAAATCATTTTTCCACATGTTTTCCACATTCAAACCTGATTTTTCAGTATATTCGAGAAATTTTTTTGTATTTTTCACATATATATTAATAGTCTTATGGTTATAATTACTCCGTATTAGCCATTTTTCAAAGCTGTTTAATTGCTGTTCGGACATTCCTCTACCTCTTCAAAAGAAATTTCTTTTTGAGTTATATTGATTTTTCGGCTCCCGACCTTGTTTTTATTTTCAAAATTTATAAATTGGACTTTTCCATTGATAACATTCAATTTTATATCTCCGTAAAATCCTTCAGGAAGTTCAAGCATATACTTTTTTTTCATTCAATTAATCACCTTTTATCCTTAATAGTTTTTTATAATGATTTCCGTCCTTCGATTTTTTAGATTTATCCGGTCGCCGATTTTTATGATATTTAATTTATTTTTTTCGGCTATTTTTATAACTTCCGGATTTTCAAATTCGGATACCATGAATTTCTCCCCATATTCAATTAAAAACTCAATCAATTTTTCAAAATCTGCAATACCCCATTTTGGAGTATTGTATCTTTGTGCTGTTTTTACATAAGGCGGATCGCAATATATAAAAATTTTATTTTTTCCTTTTTTATCCTTCAGGGATAAATTTCTGATAAAAACATCATAGGACTGATTTGAAAATACAGTGTCCATCAATGAATCAAAAACTTTTTTTATTCTGGATATTGTCAAATATTTCGTATTTCCCAGTTTCATCGTAAATGTTGATCCCGATGCCATGTAAGATAAATTTGACAAATATAAAAAACGGACCGCTCGCCACAAATCTGATTTTTCACAATTTTTTTTCCAAAAATCAAACTGTGCTTTATGTTTAGGAACTATCAGCAATAATCTTTTTAATTCGACAGGTTTATTTTTTATAACTTGAAATAAATTAAATACCTCTTCATCCAAATCATTTAAAAGATTATGCTTAACTCTTTCTTTCATGAAAAATATACTTCCTGTTCCGAAGAAAGGCTCTATATATATTTCATGCTCAGGTATATATCCTTTAATTTTTTCAAACAGCTTTCTTTTATTTCCTTGTCTTGTTAGTATCACTTTAATTTAACCTCCATATAATTTTATTATTTCAGCTAAATTCTAACGTAAAATATACTTTATTTTTTAAAAACCGCTTGACTTTTTCCCTGAAAAATCATTCACTTGAGGGGAGTTTTCAGAGCGGGTGAGGTTTTTCCTACGAGACACTTATTTTTTAAATAAATGTCTCAAATAGGAAAAAACGAAACTCGAAAATCATCACCGTCGGTTTAGATTCGTCGCTGCTCGTGACAGACTTAATACTTCGACTACCTTACCCATCGAACGTCTGCCTTTCCCCCTTTTATATTTCTATAAAAGGCAGCAAGGTACCTCCACTTAATTTTTTTACGTTGCTAGCCACAACACCTAGTTACGCCAAGATCACGCCAGAGCTTTTATATTTTTAGGTAGCGGCTCCCTCTGTGATGCCACCGCTTCCGGATATAAATATCCTATTCAGTTTTTCCTGCCTTTCCGGAGAGAAATGGAAAGACAGGAGAGTTTTAACGACTTTAACTCCTGCCGTGATGATATAGCTGTCCAATGCTCCTTTTCCGTTTTATCGTAAACGGTTGTCGAAGTATAAACGCTCCATTTGTTTTCATTAAAAATATAGAAAATGAGGATTTAAAATTAAAAGTTTTAATGACTTGCTTCTGTCAATTTTGTATCAAAAAATTAAGGTTATATCTATTCATACCTTTGAATTTTTTTGTATTACAAAATTAGAATTAAGTTTAATAATTCTTTAATTTTTTTAATAATAATAAAATTATATTGAGTTTTTCGATGACGTGCCGTATAATTGAAATGGATGTTTTAATTATACGACACTCTCTCCGTTTGTTAGAAAAAAGCGGAGAGGGATTTTTTATTTCTTTTTTATAATTATAGCTTTCGTTTTTTCATCAAAAGAAACTTCTACAGCACGGTCTTCAGGAGTTACTCCTAAATTTCGTACCCATTTTTTAGGTAAAGTCATTCTTGTAGAAATTCCTTGATTTCCAGCTTTATAAAAAGAAATATTCAAATCCCTTTTTTCCATCTTTTTTCCTTTCTTACGTGTCTAATTAATATATATCATATTAGACACGTATATGTCAATACAATTTTTAATTTTTTTATTTAACCAGATATATAACTTAAACCCGTTATTTCCAGTATTAATATTTTGCAGCCTTTTTTTAGGCTTATGCTGCTTTCATTGCCTTAAAACAAATTTTATTTTTTGAGGTAAAATTTCTTTTAAAGGGACGTGCTCCGTGTGAACACGTCCAGAAAGGAGTTTTTTTAATGCAGAAAAAGCACACAGGTAGAAACTCAAACTTCACTGTTCAGTTTCAGGAATAGTTTACCCTACAAAATCCGAAAAGTCTAATATAAAAAATATATAATTCAAGAATACGGATAAATTTAATTATATAATCATTATGGAGGTCTCTTATGCTTAAATTTTCAGTAGATTTGGATAAATCGATGGAATTAGGACTTATTTTAAAAAAAGCACGGGAACATCTCGGACTTTCAACTTCACAGGCAAGTCAGTTATCATCAGTTAGTACAACAGATATTAATGATTTGGAAAATGGAAAAAGATTAAAAATAAATCCTATCATATTGCAAGAATTATCAATCATTTACAAAATTAATGTTTTAGATTTATATAGGGTTATAGGCTATATTAATGAAAATGACATTGATAATTACATTGAAAAAACAAAAAGAACAGAAAAATTAATGGAAGAAATAGAATATCAAAGGGAAAAGTTTACTCCTATTCCTGTTTTTCGTTCCGTTTCTGCTGGGCAAGGAGCTTTTCCAGAAGAAGCTCCCGAAACATTTATTGCTGTTCCGTTAAAAAATTCACATAATTACAGGGCAGCATATATTAAAGGCGATTCTATGTATCCTACTTTTGGCGATAAGGACATAGTTATTTTTGACCCGAATATTGAAAAATTGAAAAATAAGGAAATCGGAGTCTTTTATGTCGACGGTTCTGTCTTTTTAAAAAGATATTATTCCGAAGGAAATTTAATCGCTCTCACAAGCGATAATTTCGCTTACGAGCCAATTTTTATAACAAAGGATACTGAGTTTCGTATTGTCGGAAAATTTATCGCCAGCCTTAAATTTGACGGTTAAATTTTAACCAATATATACTTTATTTAAAAAGAGCCATTACTGGCTCTTTTTTTAAAATTTTGATACCCCAAAATCTTTTAATATTAAATCAAATATTGTATCATTGGATTTTTCATGTTTAGCTTCACAATAACATTTTATTTCCCTATCTCTGCCGTCCGTATCTACGAATTTTATATTATAAGTAACTAATTTGTTTGTTTCCTGATGATTTTTATCTTTACTTATAAATTTTTCGATTTTCGTGCAATCTCCGTTATACATCACAAACCATATTCTATTCTTATTTCTTACAAAAAACAGTCCGTCTGTTAAGCTGCCGGCTCCATTCAAACCTAACCCATATGTTTGAGTTCTGAAAAATCCCATTTTCCCATATTTCGATTCAAATTCTTTTAAATTCATTACGATCACTCCTTTTTTATTATATAACTTCAATACCTGTTATTAAATAACACATGTAATCTTCCCTTAATTCTTCCCGTTCTTCATACGGCAAATAATCGTCTTCTTCAAATATTTCTTCTTCAACTTCAATTTTGAAAGAAACCTTACTTATTTCTCCTGAGGTAATATTGAAAGTAATTTTTTCTCCGTCAGTAATTATATTTCCTAATTGAAATTTATCTTTTAAATATCGAATTACCTGATTTTCGAAAATATCTTTGGTCATATCATATTCATGACTTTCTGCTTCCCCTTTGGCTAATATTTTTTCTCCGATAAATCCTTCAAGATCTTCTTTAATTTCTTTTCTAATTTTTTCTTTTTGCATTATAAACCTCCTAAAATATTTTGTTTTATGTTTTAATTATACCACAAAAATTCTTGACAATTTAAGTTTTTTATTATATAATTACAACATAGTGGAATGCGTGATGCCTGAGGGCTGCCACGCTAGCCCAGTATCACACAAGATGATGCTGGGTCAATTTTTTATACAAAGGAGTTTTTATGAAACCAGAAAAAATTTTTACAACCTTTGAAAATCAAATTTTAGGATTAAAATATAAAAATCTAAAATTTGAAAATGAAGATATTTCTTTAAAAATACTAAAAAAAATCAATTATTATTCTCTTGTTAATGGATATAAAGAAATATTTTTGGATAAAAATTATGTGCCATTAGATAAAGACGATCCTGATGAAAAATATAAAGATAATGTTTTTTTTGAAGATCTATATTCCCTTTATTATATTGATTCAGAATTAAGAAATATTCTTTTAAAATTTATTTTAAATTTTGAAAATAATATAAAAACCAAAATTATTTATTATTTTTCTGAAAGTTATCAGCATGATAATAAAGCATATCTTGATAAAAATAATTTTTCTCAAGACCCTATTTTAAGTAATACTATTGATAATTTAATTAGGAAAATTGGAAAAATTATTAATAAGCAAAAAAGGATTGTTGGCTCAAGAATCCATTATTTTTCTGTCAATTATAACGATACAGTTCCCTTATGGGTATTAATGCCACAGCTTGATTTTGGTACAACTTCATTCTTTTTTAAGTGTTGTCCTAAAACTATTCAATCAAAAATTGCGAAAGATTTAAAAAAAGAATTTCTCGAAAACTATCCAGGTATAAATGATAATTTTATATTTACTCCTGAATCTTTAGAAAATATATTATTTTTTGTAAACAGCTTTAGAAATATTTGTGCTCATAACGAAAGATTATATAGTCATCAGTACAATGAAAATATTATAAATACAACTATATTACATAACTATCATAATATTAATTTTAAATATGGATTATTTGATTTAATTTTAATACTGAAAATATTTTTGAATCCTGATGAATACTTTTTATTTACTAATTTACTTGCTAATCCTTTAGCATTTTTAGAAGATAAATTTGATAAAATAACATTTACCCAAATTTTAAGAAAGATGAATTTCAATATAGATTGGAAAAATATACTAGAAATGAACAATACTTTAGACTATAAAATATTACATCAAAATCTTTTAAAAAATAAGAGCTAAAAAGCTCTTATTTTTTTAATTCTTTTATTTCATCTTCCCACTGTAGTATTTTTTTTCGTGCCTGTAATATTTTATACTCTAATTCTGTTATTTTTTCTTTTGTTGTTAATTCAATTTTTGTTGCTTTTTCAATTTCTTTTATTTTTTTTGATGGCTCTTCAGCTTCTATAATTTCAATCGCTTCAGCCTCAGATATTTCAGATTTACTGATATATTTCACCACTCTTACAGGAAGTTCTTTTATTTTTTCATTATGATATTTCATATACATCTCATATCTGTCAATTTCTCTATATACAAAATCTTTTTTCAGTCCAAGATTTTCAAACCAACCTTTAAAGGCTCCATTTTTATTATTTGCCAGTATTTCCTGAGCATCACGCAATACTTTTCCTAATTCAAGGGTATTTCTTTGAATTTGAATCATATTTTTCTTTGCAGTATTTTCTTTTTCGATCAGCAAGTCGATTGTATTCTCATCTTCAATTTCATAAAATTTGAAATCAAAATTACTTCTTACCTCAGCCACATCCTGAAATTTATTTCTCTTCGCTAAAATGTCATTTATTCCCATTTTATTCCTCCTCTTCCTGCAGGAATTCATCAACCAAATTTTTATAGTCTATGGCCGCATTTGACGTTCTTTTAAATGAAAATATATCTTTTTTTTCTTTCATGCTGTTTAAAACATTTTGGTCTTCCCGAATTGATATTTCAGAAAACTCATTATTATTAAAATATTTTCTCAACTCCTGTTTAGTTTCTTTAAAAATTTTAGTATTTTGTTTTGTTTGTACTAAAAATATTTTTTTTACTTGAAGTTTTTTGTTGCTTCTTTTTGCAACATCATACATATTCAATAAATCAGCTATTCCGTTCACATCAATTGCTGAATTTTTTGACGGAGAAAAAATATAATCTGTTGCTTTTAAAATAGCTCTCGTAAGATTATTTACTGTTCCTTCCGTATCAAATATAATATAATCATAATTTTTAAACAGATAAATTAAATTTGTAATGCTGTCAAATTGACTTTGCGGATCCTGATTTTCAATTATAAAATAATTATCTATCTTATTAAGTTCGGTGTCAGATATTATAATATCCACTCCATTTTTATTTGTAATATATTTATCAAAGTCATTTACGTTTAAATTCATATATTGTTCTTTTATTAATTGGAATAATGTATTTTCATTTTCTAATCCAAGATATACCGAAACTGCACCTCTTGCATCAGCATCTATAAGCAAAACTTTTTTCCCTCTATTTGCCAAACCATAAGAAATATTAACTGCAGAAATCGTTTTTCCTGCCCCGCCCTTCGGGTTTACTATTGATATTATTTTCATAATTCCTCCTATTTTTATATTGTCGCACATGTGCGACAATATATATTAATCTTCTAAATCATAAACTTCCGGATTTTCAATTCCCATATTTTTGAGTCCTATTTTTAAAACTTTTTTTTCAAATTCATTTGTATCAGGATTTAAAACTTTTTTTATCATATCTTTTACAACATCAGACATGACAAATTCAATAGTCAATACCTTCTGTCCTTTTTTTATAAATTGAAATTCAAATCTTATCCCGGTACTTTTTTTTATATTTTGCTGTGCTTTTTCAAGCAACCTTTTTACATCGTTATTTTTATAAGATTTTGGGATATTCAAATATTTTTTAAAATATTCAAAGTCAAATTTCAAAGGTCTTTGAAAGTTTTTCCATCGATTCAGTAATACAAAAAGTAATTTTTCATACCTTGAATCAAGTTGCAAAACTTTTTGTAAATTGTGAGTTGAAAATCCAAGTTCTTTTTTTATCTCAAAAATATACTTGTGAAATTCCTTTTTTATTTTTATTTTTATTATATCATTTTTAGCTTCAACTAATAAGTCAAAAAAGTTCATTGTCACAAAATCTCCCGACTCAGCTAAAATTTCTCCGGTTTCTGTATCAATAATATTTTCCTGTGTTTTATATCGAATATTTTTTGATGCAAGTCCTCTTATTAATTTTGTAAATTCTTCGTTACTCAAATTTCCGGTCTTTATAAGTTTCCGGATTTCATCTTTTTGAAATTCGACTATTGTTGAATTTTGTTGTGCTTGCAGTATTATTCCAAAAAATAAATCAATTTCTTTTTGCTTGTATTCGAATATAAATTTATCAATTAAATCATTTTGATAAATGACTATATTCTTTTTTTTATTTTCCATATTTCCTACTTCCCAAAACTTCGCAGTTTTTTTCCTTTTTTTTGAAGCCTTTATTTTCAACATTCCTAAAACTTCGCAACTTTTCCTAAAACTTCGCAGTTTAGAAAATTATTGTATTCAAAGGCTTTAAAATCAAATGGTTCTCTTTTTCTTCCTAAAACTTCGCAGTTTCCTAAAACTTCGCAGTTTTCTTCCTAAAACTTCGCACAAATTTCCTAAAACTTCGCAGTTTTTTCTTTTTTCTTCCTAAAACTTCGCAGTTTGTTTTTTGTAAATACTATATTTACTATTTTCTAAGCATTGTAATAATTTTAATTAGTTTTATAAACTATATAAAGTTCTCAAAATTATCTAAAATATAAAATAAAGCTTCAACTTTAGATCTTAACTTATTATCATCTTTAACTTTCTTTAAAATTTTATCATATTTCTCTTTTTCTTCACTTGTTACATGAAATGTTAAAGACTTCTCCCTTTTCACTTCGACGTTTTTTCTCCCTGAATTTTTTCTTTTTCCACCTCTCATTTTTTCTCCTTATTTCCTTATATATTTGACTTTTATTACTTCATGTGCTATACTTATATTGAAAATAAGGTTCATGTTGTTAAGCCCTTAAAAATTTGCGAGTAGGGGCTTATTTTTTTATTTTTAATATATACACAAGTATAACCAAATTTAAGACAGTCAATATTGTGTTAAATAATAGCATTAAAATCACTCTCCTTTATAATTTTTATTAGTAGAGAGGGGGCAAGCCCCTCTGTACCGATTATTTCTTTTTGTTTATGAAATAATCAATTGCAAGTGCTATTGTACAGATACTTGCGAGTAGATTGATGATTACTATAAGGTCCATGTTGTCACCTCCTCTCTACATGATTATTATACCTCATTATTTTGAAAAAGTCAATCTTTTTTTCAAAATAAATTTTATTTTTTACAAAAAAAATTGAGTTACTTAATTAAGTAACTCTTTTATTTTTTCGTTTATTTTATTTTCAAAATCCTCAAAAATCGTTTCTGTGGATCGTTTTGATATTTCATAATATGTTTTATCCTCTTTCCCTTTTTCTTTTAAAATTTCGAGCATTTTTATAACTGAAATTTCTGTTTTTGACAATTCATCCTCTAAAATAATCATAACAGTTTTCAATAAAACTTTATCAGTTACATCTCTCAAATTTTTATAAAAATTTTGTTTTCTATCTTCTATTTTTAAATTAATTTCTTGAACAATTATATCCCAATTTTTTTCAATATTATTTTGAATAATATAAGCTATAGTCTTTTTCTGTAATGACCATCTAAGGTCTTGAATAGTTAGGTTCAAAATTAGTTCAAGACCTTTTCCGGATATTAAATTATGATTTTGTTTTTCAAAATATTTTCTTATTTCAACAAATGTTCTTGTATTTTCTTTAAAATATGGAACAGCATACTTCCACACTAATATTCCTAAACTAACCATAAAAACAATACTGATTCCATGATTTTCAATGTATATTAATGATTTTTCAAATCCCAAAACTAAATCCCCCCCTTTTTATTTTTTATAAGATATTTGGATTTGTTGCCTTTTCAATATTAAATATTTCCTGAATAAAGCTTTTTGGATTCAGTTTTTCTTTTAATATATCAACGCTCTGTATTAGTATATCTTCTCCAAGATTTTCAATTTCATTTGGAATCCATTTTCTATCAATTTCTTTTTCTTTGATTACATAATCTTTTAATTTATCCCAAAAATTATCAGCTATTTCATTAAATTTTTCAGCTCCGGTTTTCGCTTTATTGACTATTTCATTTTTATAAATTCCATTTTTTACCATTTCTCCAGCTTTTGTTAGGCAGTAAACTGCAATTATTTTTTCCATATTAATTCATCTCCTCTAAATATTTTTTTGCGGCTGCAACATAATTTTTTGCTAAATTTGATTTATTTTGTTGTAAAACTTCCATATCATGTAAATTTGTAACAAACCCACTTTCAACAATAATACAAGGGGCTATCGTATTTTTTAATAAATAAGCTCCTCTATCGTTTAATTGACGAGGCAAAATTGCTCTGTCTCTTAAATGAGTTGCCTCAAGGTTGGCATTTTGAAAATAAGAAGCTAATTTTTTACTTTTTTCTGAATTATGCCAAAATAACATTTCTACACCATTACTTTCAGGGTTAAATGCATTAAGATGAAAAGATAGTACAATATCCCCTTTTTCAGTAACGGAATTTATTTTTCTTGGTAATTTTGAATAATAATCTTGATAAACAATTTCATAATTTAGTCCTTGTTTTTTGCATTCAGGAACAATATAATTATTGACAAAATCATCATTCCAATAGTGTTCTTTAAAACCGTTTCCAATCGCTCCTGGGTCTTTTTGAATTCCTCCATGACCGATATTTAAAATAGCTTTTGCCATTTACAACACCTTCTTTCCTAATAATTTTATATCTTGCAAGTAATCCTTTAGCCTGTTTGGGCTAAATTTGTTATAACCTTTTTTACGTAATAATCCTTTTTTCCAAGGAAGTTCATATTTCGTTGCATAATCTAGTGCTTGTAAACACCATTCCGAACAAAACCATTTGTTTTTGCTATGTGCGTTTATCCACCAAAATAATTGACTAAATATAATTCCTTTGTAATCGTATTTATGTTTTTCTGTTAAGTCATAAAATGCTAAAACTTTGTTTTTATCTATTTCTGGAATTTCCCATATATCCCAATTTTTATTGTCATATACAACATCCTTTTCTCTTACTCCACCGTCAGTCCCACCGGAGCTAAAAGAAACACCATCTACTATTAATTCACAATGGGAATATGGTCCGGCAGTCCAGCCTGCAATAAGTAAACCTAACGGATTTTTTCCTTTGTGAAAGGCTATAAATAAACCGTCTTGTAATTTATTATTTAACATTATTAGCCTCCTTTGTTTTTATATATATTTCTTCATAAAGTGTATTTATGTCTAAAATTTTAAGATCTTCATTTTCTTTTTTCTCAATTATTTCAAAAGTTAATTTTTCAGCATAAATTGCATTTTCAAGAAGTTTCTCTCCTATAATTTTCATTTCTTCCAATTCTTCAGCTGTAACTTTTATAATTACATCATTTCCATTTTTATCAGTGAATTTCCAGTTTTTATCCTCTCCACTTTGAACAGCTCCGATTAAATTTATCTTGTCATCAAGTCTTACTTTTTGGAAAATTCCCGGTTTAAATTCAAATCCTTTTTCAATTTTTGAAGTTTTGAGCCTATGAAGTTGATTTTTTATTATTTCTAATTTTTTGTGACGATCAAAAACAATTTTATTATTTTCGATTTTTTCGCATTCGCAAAGCTGTAATTCTTTTATTTCTCCATTTATGTAAATTTCTTTTTCCGTCATTTGATATTTTCCTGATTTATATGCTTCTTCCTTCGTCATTTCTCTTAGTTCGTTTCCAGAGAAAATCGGATTTATGAATTTAATCTCTGAAATTATATGCATATTTGGATCGTAATCAGGAAAATATTCTCTTATTCTATTTTTAAAATCCTGAAGACTTATTATAGGTCTTTCTATTACATTGTCTAAGTTATTTTTATTATATATATGCACTGTTTCCACTATTACCTCCTAAATTCCTATTTTTTTTCGTATTTCTAATATTTTCTCTCTTTTTTCTGTTCCACTTTTCTTTTTAATATAATGTTTCTTTGTTACATCTGTTCCACTGTGATTTGCAAATTCGCTCGCTGTTTCCAAATTGCTTGCATTTGCCATTAAATTTATAGCCGTTTTTCTAATTGTATGTGGATAAAGTCCCTCTATCCCTATTAATTTACCAATTTTTTTTATCCTATCCCTGATAGTGCTTTTTGACATTTGCTTATAAATGCCGTTGTATTTTGTCACTAGTAAGTAATCGCTTTCTATCCCTTTATTTTTTCTGATTTGTTGCCATTGTTTTATAAGCTCCTCTGTTCCATCAAATATCGGAAATTCTACTATTTTTTGTTCTTTTTCTACTATTCCAGTTATAAGCCCACTATCTAAATCTATATTCGATATTTTTATTGAATGCAAAGCACTTATTCTACAAGCAGTATCAACAATTAAATTAAATATTATTCTGTCTTGGACATCAAATTTTGTACTTAATTCCATTTTTATATCTGTTTCAATAACTTGTCTATTGCTTAAATAATAGCTTACTCTCCGTTTTTCAATATCTGTAATTTTCAATCTGTCCAATCTTTCCCGAAAAGGGTGTGTTGGTATCAAATACCGTTTTACTGCCCAAACATAAAAGCTACTAATCGCAGTTAATTTATTATTTATTGTTTGAGCATTATTTCCTCGTTTTTCTCGACAATATCTTATATATCTTTCTAAAATAGGCACTATGTCATGCATTGTTTTCTCATCTAACATATAACAATCATTTTCAAATTCTATTAAATATTTTATAAATAGTGTCATAGAATTTTTATAACTTTTATAAGTCGTATCTTTAGTTGCTCCGCTCCTTGCTATACAACTGTTTAAATACTCCTGATATATCTTGTAATTTTTGTTATTTTCCATTTATACCATCTCCTATACTTTAATTTGTTATTTATAATATAGAAGAAAAAATATAAATTGGAAAATTTATTCGAAATACATCAAATATCTTTGAGAAATAACGTTCCAATTGGAAAAGTTTTTAAAACTGATATTAAAATACCAAACAAGCCGTATAAGTTAATCTACTCTATTTTTACCGGAAACGGTCATTTAGTTGATTTAAATACTGCAAGTCAATATGCAGGTAGTGAAATAGCAGTAAATTTAGGAGCAACTCGTGATGGCTTTTTACAATATTCAGTTGCTAAAAATTCTTCTCCAATTGACGGAAGATATATTGATATAATGTTTGTATTTTAATTTTTAATTAGGCAGTAAAATAAACAACATTAAAATACAATGCACCTTTAATACTCTGATGTCCACGATAAATCACACGACCGTCTGTTTCGATTTGAACGCCAGCATTTTCAGTCGTTCCTAATTGCCCAAGCGGGGCAACGGTGTAATGTAGAGGTCTAAATCCAACAGGCAAAGTGAATAATACTGTACCCGCAGTGACACCTTTCCAAGCGTCATTGCTATCCATTGATAATATACACAAACGACCAACTTTAAATACTTTTGCTTGAGTAAAGTGAGTAAAAATTTCGTGTATTTCAATTGTGTATAAATTTTCCA